AACAATAAACAGATCGAGTCGAGGCGGATCTCCTATCTCTACATACTTTTCTATTAGATCTGCAAAATCAAACTTATTGGTAGCTGATTTATACGCCTGTAGCTCTGCTTCTACTTTCCGCAACTGAAAGAAATGCAGTGCATGGTTGGCTACCTCGTTGAACTCTTTCTCGATACTAATCATTCGATATCGAGATCTGTTCTCCATCTGTAGGTACACGTCTCCACTGTCCAAGGCTGTAGGTATCAACATCCCATCGTCTGGACTCACGGCACTTGCACCTCGGAACTTTAAACCAAGTTCTCGAGAAAGAACGTCCCAGTCTTCCGGGCCAAGCATATCTTTGGTTGCAAGATTGAGTCCATTGAATGCCCAAGAGTGCAACGTCCTGAACCATGGCAGATCTTTTCGATCTACGTTGAACTTAACACAGGCTCGAGACACAGCTTCATGAATAGCTTTCCGTGTAAACGAAACGTAACCAATACGATCAGGCGGTGTGCCGAGGCGCATAGCTTCCTCGATCTCTTCCATCAGCGTGTAGGTTTTTCCGCAGCCCGGGGGGCCAAAGATAATCTCGGCGTTGGGTATCATTCCTGTACGCCTCGAGGTCTGCTTTCTAACCAGTCAACAACCTCGTCTTCTTTCCAACGGCTTGCGCTGCGCTTGCCGTCATCCTGTCCAAGAACGACAGGCTCGGGAAACTCTCCCTCGTTTACCCATTTATAAATGGTTGATCTCGAGACGTTCAGCCACTCTGAAACCTCTCCGACCTTTAAGAGCTTAGAACGGGACTTCATACTTATCCTCCTTTACGTCAATCTCTATGTCAGCGTCATCAAATGCAGGAACCCACCACACACGGATTGACGTGTACTTGCCGTCCTCGCGTTTGATATTCCGTGTGCCATGACACTCCTCGTTATGATTCATTTGTTTAAGTTGATCCTGAACCTGTGCCCTCGTGTATTGTGTGAAGCTTCGGTTCTTCAGGTATTCCATGAGAGCCTCGATACGGAACTTGGTTAGCCCCTTCTCGGTCCATGGTTTTCCAAGCTCCATCTCCTCTGGAGACATAGCTCGAATACGGCTTGTACAAAAATTTCTCAGGTGCTCACGGAACTGACCAGAGTATGTAAGTTCTTCCGAGACCGGGATCTTTGTAGCTGTCTGCATCATTCCGTTGATTGTTTTCTGCCATAGCGATGGCTTTGGAACTGGTGGCATTATATCTAGCTGCTCCATACACGCACGTTGAAACAGTGTTGGATGCTGTAGTTGATCTGTTGATAGGACCAACCGACCACCATCGACGGTCATGAAATATAATCGAGGCTCTGACTGCATGATAGTAAGTCCATCTATTTTGGCTGAGTCAGGAGCGTCCTCGCCTATGCCAAACTTTCTAGTGCGGCATATGTCTTTGTTACAGTGGTCCTTCAGTGGACACACATCACACTGGTAGAAATACTCTTTGCGCTCCAGAGATTTCTGTAGCTGCATAACCTCTGAGGCCGGGAGGGGTGGCTCACATAAGATACGATTGTATTCTTCGTGGTGTGACTTCCAGTCGTCCGACCATTTCATGCGACAGTACACGCCCACCGCAAACATAAATATGTTTCTGTTCTCTGTGACCTTGCCCAAGCTCGAGATCAACTCCAAGCAATACGCACCGTCACTGAAGTGTATGCGCTCTCCACCGAACTCCATCTCTGTCAACTCGGACATCGATACTCGAGACTTCTCTGCTGCTTTTAGAAACTGACTCAGTGTCATTGCTTCACACTTTTTATTGAAACAATACCGCATGGTTTCTTCTGCATTGTAGTATGGGAGATTAATAAAGTTACCGAGATCCCCCCGGTCCTCGATAATCGTATCCTGTTTTGGAAACACCTCACAACCAGAGTGCCCTATGGCTGACGCCATCTCGGACAACAACTCACGGACCAATGCCGCAGGTTCCCAGTGTTTCAAAAATAAAAATAAATGTGCACCGCCTGACTTAGATCTGCAATGCAGCAACGGAAGTTTTAAATCCTGTATCTTTTTGTTCAGCGTCTTGTGATCGAGATCGTAGATGTCGATATCCAAAGCACCAAACTTGCACACATCACCAGAACGAATCGGTATCGAACCGATCCCTTGTTCACCATCGATGTGGCCCTGTAATTTTTCTGCTGTCAGCGTTTCTCGAATCACGAAACTTTTGGCATCCGCCTTGCCGTTTCTACCAATGCGCCCCACGTTCGTAGCGCCATGGCCCTTCTGTGATCCTTCGAAGACCGCCAACATTTGTTCTGCTGCTGACATAAGTTACTCCTGTTGTGAAGGGTGGGGGGTGGTGTCGGACGCGGTCTAGACTCGGCCTTCAACCTTCACCCCCCAAAGCTGCTTAGAACGGTATCGAATCGTCCTCCTTTTTCTGAGACTCGGGGGGAGTCTCTTCAGGAGCAGCTTTCACTTCACCCGCAGCCACGCTCTCACGGAACGCTTTGGCTTCGAGGAGCAGATCACGGTTCTTAACCAGATCTACTTTTTCTATCTGGTAGTTGCCCCACGAACCTTGGTCATTGCTTTCCTCAGTTGTGGTCAACTTCCACATAGTCGCGTACACAGGCGGAGTAACCATCTGCCCGGTCTTCGGGTGTTTGATTTTCTGCATAGCGATCTGTGTCTTCCAACGACGGCTAACCTTTAGCTGTGTCGCTTTCATGTCCACGACGACAGGCTGAAACGCACCGTCCTCGTCAACAACTAGACAGTAGTGCTGATCTGACTTCACCATCTCGTTACCGTTGGGCAACAATTCCTTCGCGCCTTGGCGCTCAGTCTTTTGGAGAATAGGATCGTTAGCAGCAATCTCCCCATGGAAACCACCGCCCTGTTCACGAGGTGTGAACTCCAGATACTTCGTAGTCTGGTAACATGGAATCAACACGACACCTGTTTCACCATCCCAGTACTGATTAGATACTGTGTTGAACATATCCCCGGAAGATGCACCGTCGATATACTCCGGCTTCTTCTTGTTCAACTGTGGTGACAATGCCTGAAGAATTCTCAAGAAAGGTATTTGCATCTCCGAGCTTTCGAAGACTGCACCGTCCCCTGCAAATTCTAGTATGTCATCCATGACATCCGTTGATACAGATGTCTCTTTCTTTTTTGCTACAGCGTTTGCCATTATGCTTTCCTCCTGATCTGTGCTGCGTTAGCTATGAATGCCCCGAACATATCGAGGTCAATCGGTTTACCATCTGTCACACGTTCCTTAACGAACGCTTTGAGAGTAGATGGGTGAACATGAGTCTTGGTCTTTGGATCAAAACCCTTTTCTTGCAGGATACCAATTGCGTCCCCTGCCATATTGTCTTCGCCCTTGCCGAACGAACAAGTCACGTCGTTCTTGATAATGTCGTCCAAGCCATTGTCACGCAGCCAAGCGAATGCCTCATCCTTACGGTCTTGAGGGATGGAGGCATGCACCATCATCTTTCTCTCGACAGTCAGACCATCGACATCAAGACGCTCAACGCCCATCTCGTCCATAAGTGAGGGTATGTTCTCCACAGAGAGCTTATGCTTCTCAGCTTTCAATGCTTTCATGTGAAGCTCCGCATCCTCGATTTGCTTCTCGACGTTGCGAAGTGTGCGAACAAGATCACTGAGTTGCTTTCCTGTTCCCGAATCGACTTGAGCAAGTGCCTCGCTCTCATCGAAGTAGTCTTCAAAGATATCAGTCATGATAAGTTTTTTCCTCTTCAGGGTTGAAATTTCGAACCAAACGGTCCATGTATTGGACTATATAGGGAGAACTAGATGGATTACAAGTACAAATTTAAAACAAAACCGTATAAACATCAAAAAACTGCTTTGGACCTTGGTGGACAACGGAAGTTTTTTGGTTACTTTATGGAGATGGGGACAGGTAAATCGAAGGTCCTGATCGACAACATCGGCATGCTGCACATGCAAGGTGAGCTAGATTTTGCCCTGATCATTGCACCAAAAGGTGTGTATCGCAACTGGGTATCGAAAGAAATCCCGGAGCATATGTCAGACGATGTTCCTGTGCGTGTGATTCGGTGGGTAGCCGGGGCAAACAAAAAGCAGCAAGAAGAAATGCGTTCGGTCAGAGACAAGTTCGAAGGGCTGACAGTGTTTGTTATGAACGTCGAAGCGTTCTCATCTGTCAAAGGTAGGCAAGCCGGGGAGTGGTTGGGTCGTGCGTTTGGACAAAGAGGTATGATTGCAATCGATGAATCAACGACCATCAAGAACCACAAAGCCAAACGCACCAAAGCTTTGACAAAAATCTCCCAGTCATTCAAGTACAAAAGACTATTGACAGGGTCTCCCATCACAAAAAGTCCGCTTGACATTTTTTCTCAAGCAGAATTTCTGCAAAAAGGATTGCTGAGATACGATTCCTTCTACGCATTTCAAGCTCGATACGCTGTGTTGCAGCGCAGAAAGATGGGCGCTCAGTCTTTCAATCAGGTCATAGGATTCAGAAACCTCGAGGAGCTAACAAAAATGATCGATGAGTTTTCGTATCGAGTCCTGAAAAAAGATTGTCTGGATCTACCAGAAAAAACATACACGGTCAGATATGTATCGACCACCAAAGAACAACTCGAGATGTACGAAAGTCTCAGGCGTCACGCCATGGTTCTGTTCGAGGATGGCGAGATGACATCTGCCCCGGCTGTTATCACACAGCTACTACGGCTCCAACAAATTTTGTCCGGGCACCTGAAGACAGACGAGGGTGAGATGGTTACCTTCCCATCGAAGCGCATGGACGCACTGGAAGAGATCCTCGAAGAACACGACGGTAAGGCTATCATCTGGTCGAGATTCAGATACGATATCCAACAGATTGTAGAAATGATTAACAAGAAGTTTGGCCCGGGCGTGGCTGCTTCTTACTACGGTGATACCCCGGACGATGAACGGGTCAGGATCGTGCAAGATTTTCAGTCGTCTTCGAACCTTCGGTTCTTTGTCGGCAACCCGGCAACCGCCGGGTACGGGCTGACATTGACGGAAGCCAATCTCGTGGTTTATTATGCTAATGACTTCAACCTCGAAACTCGGATGCAATCTGAGGACCGGGCACATAGGATTGGACAACACAACCCAGTGACCTATGTTGATCTGATAACCGAGGGGTCCATCGATGAGAAAATCGTCAAGGCACTCCGGGCCAAGATCGACATCGGTGCGAAAGTATTAGGAGAAGAGGCACGTCAATGGCTGACTATGACCCCAAAGAAATAACCAAGCTGCTCGAAGAACGATGCACTGGTTATGCATCCGAACAAACAACAGCAAAAGAAATCGCAGAGTTAACCGGGCTAGACATCGATGTTGCCCGGGCATTCTCTCGAGGATGGTCACGCATGTCGGCTGTCGATATTCGAGGATATCGCAAGGGACCTGACTGGGTAAATAAAAAATTCTTGCCTGAAAAATAATCTGTGGTAGTCTTGCACTACCTTACACTGCTTGCATTTATACATAAATGCACCTCAATAAACTCAAGGGCCGCAGGATTCCTGCGGCCCATTTTTATTTTAGACTCTCTATTTCTTTCAGCAAACGATCAACTTGCTTTTGCAGAGCCTTAATTTTTTTTGAGTTGTCTGGTCTTTTGATGACAGGTGGGGCAGATCTCGTAGTCGTATCCGGTGGTCCACCCGATACCCCCCACCTTTTCCTCGCTGCGGCGTTCTCTTTCACCGCTGATTGTTCCATCAAACGTTTCAGGACCTGCTCGTAATCTAAATCCGCCACGTTTATCCTTTCTAACAAAAACTAATTGGTGACGCTTGGCAGCATCGTATACAGCTTGCGAAGAAACACCTAAGTGTTTTGCCGTCTCCGCAAGCGTGTATCCCTCACTAGCACACTTCTGATAATCTTTAACTGTGTACTTCCATTGCCTCATCTATTTCATTCTCCTCCATTCCATAGGTGAACGCATGCAACGTGTACGCCCACAGAGTAAGCGAAACACGCTTCTGATTTTCCGTGGACTTTATATCAGCTTTTACAATTTTACCAGACTTGTGTAACCTAGACAGTTCATCTCGAATATCTGCGGCTACACCATAGTTGCTTCCCAACTCGTCACAAAGTTGACGTGTTGTTATCGGGATCCAGTCTCCACTGTCGTCAACCCAGTTGTCGAGAACGTCCATTATTTTTTCCTCGAGCGTCGGTTCCTTGTTGACTTGCACGATATTTTCAGGCGTAGTCGCCTCCAGAGAACATATAAATTTACAAGACACAGCTTTGAAATCTGTCTTGTCTCTATGATCTGGGTGGTTTGGCACAATGACTAACTCCACTGTGTCACCCACTTCAGGCACATAACCCTCCCGATAATTTTTCGGGCTAATGAAAACTTTAGTTCCGTCTTCGAGCAGCCCGAACGCTGCGCCCGGACCCTCCATATATCTTGAGTAGATAACGTTCACTACTCCGGCTGTAACTTTTTGTAACAATCCTTGCATATTATATTAACTTTCCTATTGATCTAAGTTCTTCAACGTACCGCTTGAGTTCACGCCTCGCGTGAAACAAACGCTGCGCGGCATCACTATCCGCGTCTCTTTTTAATGATTCATCAATCCATCGGTTTACCTCTCTCTTTAAAAAATCAACCTGACCCCGTTGAAACGGGGTTAGGTATTCAGGATTCTCGGACATTTGGATCCTCCACACTTGTCTCGAAAACACTGATGTTATCTCCATGACAAATAACACATAGAGACTTGGTCAGTTGCTCCAAGGTTTCTACATCCATCGGAAACTCTGCGGCGACCCATTCGAACTGGCAGTCCTCACAGTACAAGTCCAATGTTTTCCTACGGCTCTGCGGCCCCACGCTTATAAGCCTAGGCATCGACTAACCGCCAAACATAGCAGGGGTTGCCAACCTCGTAAGTATGGCTGACCTCGATCTTTCCCTCCTTGTGAAACTTCGACATGTAGTATCGAACCGTGGACACTTTGATCCCTGTTCTATCCGCCAATTGTTTTGACGTACCTATGCCACGCTCCAGTTCACTGAGCAGTTGCTCTCTACGAGTTAGTGTATCTGACATTTTGAATGCCCTCCTAGCTTTTCTATCCAATTTTCTTTTGACGCTTTAAGCATCAACCCAGCCGCTGTTTTCATGTCCCTACTCGTCCAATACTTCTGGGCAATAGACATGATCGTAGCCATAATTTCCGAGTCGCTCATGTTCTTTGGAAATAAACCCATCATGTTATCGAACCATGCGGCCTTCTCGAACGGATCATCAGGTAGGTCAAAGTCTTGCCGACACACCATAGACATCATCACATTTTCTTTTGGCAGGATCGACAGATGTTTCTCCATCTCCTCCCATGTATCGAAGGTGATCCATTCTTTCTCGGTCACCTTGCCGTCTTCAGTCTTAAACCAAGATACTTGGTACAATTTACTTCTCCTTTTTTTCTATTTTGTTAAGCAGTGCTTCTGCTGTTTGTAATGAACCCAAAGCCTTTGGATCCATCGCTCTCATCATGCCCTCGAACAAATGCTTTGGCATGTCATCCTTGCATTCGATGTACATGTCCAACATCTTCTCTTCGAGGTGCTGTCGCAAACCCACAAGCATCATCAGCTTGTTGGTTGGTGCGACATCCCTTGAGTTGAGATACTCTTCCGAGAACCTCAACACTGGTTCGAAAGGATAATCTTGATTGAGCACAAACTCCAAGATCGGTAGCTCCTTTGCGAATGTCGTCATTGCATTGTCTCCTTCTTTACTTCATCTTCATCCACGTTCCACGCCAACTCAATGCTTATGTTGTGGTAGAAACAATACCCTATCGATGCGTAGGTCTTCTGTGGATCCTTCAAATGATCCCCGATCAATGCATGACAACCACTGGTGTCATCCATTACAAGCGACAGGAAGTATCCACTCTCACCATCGGACCACGAAACAACGCGACCATTATCTGTAGAGGTGGCGAACTCTTCACCTATAACATGAGTTAACCCCGATATTGCCCACACGAATTCACTTATTGTTTCAGGCATGTGATTGCCCACCATTTCATCCCCAGTCTTTTCGGTCTTCTTCATTCCACCATCCTTCAAAATATGCGTTAACTTCACCTTCGGTCATATCGACCTCGGACACAACGTTCTTGCCGATGTTATCCAACCAGATATGTGGCTCTGGCTGTCTTCCATAATATCGGTCTGCGGCCCCACGGTCTGAGGCTCG